CTTTAGAGCTTCACTTCGAAGGTTTAACCTTCGTGACGCGCCAAGGAGCCCCTATGGGGATCCCTGGAACGAAAGCTCTATTACATACGATCGCTAAAGCTATAAACAAGCTAGCGGATCGCCAGACTGAGCCTGGCACGTATGAACAAATTCTCCTTGACAGGTTCGCCTGCGCAGGAGATGACATCTTAAAGTTAGGTAACTTGGATGTCCTAGGAAGGCACCGCCAAGCGGCGGTCGATTACTTAGTAAAACCTTCCGATGATAAGTGGGGGGTCTACCTTAAAGGTGGACCCTACTGCGAAAGATTCGCAAGGTTGGGCGGTGTTCTCACCGCCGACCCCCACAAATTACCAGAAGGGGAATATCCCTTTCTGGTAGACGCCCCTCGCCCCCGTCTACTATCTCCCGAGTCTAAGACCCGGACTAGTGACGAGGACAAGAATCCTACACTAGGGAAAATGAAGACCCTACTGCGGGAAGTGGCGTGGACCACCGATCCTGAATTACGGAACAAGGCGTACGCGTTATGCGTGCGGAATTTCCGTGAATACGGGGATTGTCGGCTCATTATGAGCCTCCCCCTCTCAGCGACCGGCGCCGAGCTTAAACTCCCAATTGAACTTCAATGGGAGTGGCTCGGGTCTGATCTCCGGAGGGTATTAAATACCCTCTGGGAATCAAAACAGACAGATCTGGCAGATTACCTGCTAAAAAGTCTTTCAGTCCTCCATCGACCCCTCCTACTGAGTAGGGGGTTCGCGGATGAGGGAGACCGTATCCAAGACTGGATACGGTTCCTCAGGGCGAACGGAATGTGTCACACATTCCGGGACGTGGAGTTATCCTACGGGGATAGACTCCCCCAGGATTGGCATCGACGGCCATTCTTTAAAAGAGTGCTGTGGATAACCAAGGGTCGGCTCTGGATACCAGAGTCCACCCTTATCACTCCACCGGTCCCATATTGGGAACGGAGAGCGAAGTCCATTACTGGATGGATGACCCGTCCTTACCGGTTAAGGTTAAGGAACCTCCTCGAAACGTTTCGGGGAGAGTTGAGCTCCGAGGAAATCTCACTGGAGTCATTGCAAGCAATGAACTCCGGAGGATATCTCGGAACTGGGTCTCGATGGATCCGCCGGAAAGATTACGACAAAATTGTCGCACCGGCGTCCACCCTAGGTTATCAATTTTACCTAGGTGTTTCGAACGAGACGTATTTAATACGATCTCGTAAGAATCCTGAAGATAGGCACAGGCCAAAACTGCTGCGTCGAAGACGCGGTCGCCGTTAAAACGGCGGTGCACA